GATTTTTGAACATTCCCGCCTTCTATAGATAGACTCATCATTTGCTTTGATACAATATTATATATATCAACCTCACTATGTAATCCATAGTATGAACTAAACATAATACGATTATTATCTGGATAGAATCCACCAAACCATTTCGATACATACCCGGACGGTTCTGTATATTCCGTTTTCGTTTGTTTCGTTAGACGTTTCGATTTTTTATTAATTGTATTTGATTTTGTTTTTCGACTGAAACGCATATATATTTATTATATAAAATTAAATTCTTATAACAACAGAAGCAATTATTATATTTTCATCTGTTGTAGTTATGTCAAATTATTAAAGACTGGTTAAGGAGTAATTATTTTATCCATAATAGGTATTACATCTTTATCGTGTGTAATAATTATAATAGCATTTTTGCGTGATTTATAGCTTTTAATATATTGAATTAATTCTTTTTTTAGTTCTGGGTCTAACGCATTTGTGGGTTCATCTAATATAACGATTTTTGCGTCTCCAATCATACCATTAATTATATTAATAATTTGTCGTTGGCCTCCTGATACTTTTTCACCTAAATGACCTACCATTTTATTATGAGCAAGCATATCCGTTATCATTTTTTTCAATTTTGGGAATGGTTCAATGTATTGCAATTGCATTTTACATTTTTCAATATCATTACATCCATATAATAAATTATCAGATACATTTCGATTAAACAAAATGGACGTTTGACTAACATATACAACATTTTTATGAATATAATCACTATCGATTGTTCGCAAATCAACATTATCAAATAGAATATCACCTGTATATTCAAATGATTTAATCATTAGTTTAGCAATTGTTGATTTTCCTTTTCCAGATGGTCCCACGATTCCAATAATATTATTTTTAAATTCAAGTTCAGTATTATAATTTTCTAAAATGTTAGTTTTACTGGAAACGTATTTAAAACCCACATTGCGAAATACAACTTTTTGAAATGGTAAATCATAATCAACATATTTCATTCCCATCGATTTGATATATTGTTCTGGAATAGATTCCATTGTATCAGCAACATTATTACTGCGTCCAATAAATTCGAGAAAATAAGGCAAATCTTGAATAGACCACATGAATCGTTCTTTAAAAATTAGAATAATCGTGAAGAATGTAATGAATGTAGTTATGTTTATATTATTTGTTATTTGCATACGAATAAGATAGAATGCTGTTATAAATATGCACGTGTGTAAAATGAGATTTGCATTAATACCAATCATATTTGTTTCATTATTTATTTTATTTGCGGAACGTATGGTAGATTTTGTTTTATCTAAAAATTTATTCAATTCAACGGATGTTTGGCCAGTATGAACAATTTTATCGACATTTCCTAAAATTTCTATTTGACTATTTTCGTGTTCCATAATTGCGTGTTCATATTCTTTATTCTTAATCGCTAAATATTTAAACTTATAATTGAGATATAATGAAATAATAATAATAGTTGTTATAAATAATAATCCAAAATTTACATTTTTAACTAGAAAATAACCAGCAATTACAATTAATAGGGCAATACTAGGGAAAGCATATGCTATGATACTATTGATAAATATATGACAATTTTCAGATATGCGATTTATAGGAGAATTGAAATGTATAGGACTCGATTCCATTGACCGTGCATTATATACCTTTAATATTATCTTGACTAAATCATGTTTTATCATTAATTTCATTTTATTAATGAGTAGATACTGCATTTTATTGTATATATAACCCAATCCAACATAACACATCGATACTATAACTAAAAACACGAAATATTTATATACTGATTTAATAATTTTCGTTTGTAGTGCGTTGATTATTTCAGCTGTTATAAATGATATTACATTCACTTCTAATAAACTTATAATTAAACTTAATACAAAAATAATAAAAATACTTTTTTTTTCGCGCTTAATAAATTCGTGTATTAAATAAACAACAATATGCATATGTATATAACATATTTGGAAAAGAATAATCGCAAAAAATAATTTCGCAATATGAAATATATGTCATATGAATGCAGAATTACAAGAATTACAAGAATTACAACAAAAATTTAAAATTGTATATGATAAATTATATGCAGGTCAAGTAAAAACGGAAAGTGATAGAAAAGATCTGGAACGAGAATTAGATGAATTAAAACGAAGCTTAGAAAAGAACGATATGATGGAATATCATCGTGCTCATGCAGAACAACATCGTCAGCATAATGATGCACAACAATGGTTAGGATATCCCGATATAACTGACCCTAAATTTAATGCAAAGCTTTATAATAAAAAGGAGTTTCATCAATATATCGTTCATCAAAAAGATGTTTTAACTGAGAAAGTATCACAGAGTTCAATAGGTTTCGTTAAAACCAATATGCAAAAATTAATAGGGAATTATATGTCAGCAAATACGCCCTATAATGGTATTCTTTTATGGCATGGTGTGGGTGTCGGTAAAACATGCGCAGCATTGACTGCTGCTGAAAATTATAGACAAACCGGATTAAACAGTAAGATAATCATATTAGCACCTAAAGCACTCGCGCAAGAATGGAAAGATAAAATGTTCGACCCTAATGTTGAATATGATTATGAGAATTCTACACCGGTTAATCGGGTTATGAGTTGTACGAGCCCACAATTTAAAAATGAAATGGGATTGGTTGATAATATGAATCAAAAACAAGTTAAAAAACGTGTAGAACGGGTTATTAAAAAATACTATACAATAACGGGTTATCGAAAATTTGCGAATGATGTTAAAACATTAATCGATAATGAATTGCGTAGTCGCACAGATAAGGAATATTTAAAGATAAGATTAATAAAAAATGTTTTTTCAAACCGTATATTTATTTTAGATGAAGTTCATTTCTCGCGATCAGACGCTAATGTAAAAGATTGTAAACTTATTTCTGAAATTATTAGTCTTATATCCCGATATGGTGAAAATAATAAATTTATATTAGCAAGCGCAACACCCATGTATAATTCTGCAGATGAAATCATTGAATTAATAAATTGGTTATTACTGAACGACAAAAGAGCACCCATAGTTAAATCAAGTGTATTTCGAGCAGATGGGTATACACTAACCGATGAAGGAGCATTGATTTTAACTGAAAAATCAAGAGGATATATTAGTTATTTGCGTGGCGAAAATCCTGCGTCATTTCCAATAAAATTGTATCCACAAATAAATATTCCCGGGTCGTGTCGGTCATATACCCCCAATCCGGATAAAACATTTGCTGTGGGTCAAATTGTTCCACTAGATGCAAATTTAAAAATTAAAAATCTTAGTTTTATTCAACACGTTATGTCGGCGTTTCAATATCGATTATATGAACCATATCAACGTGCTACGGATGACGCGTCGATGCTAAGTGATAATTTTAATATTCAATCAACACAAGCATCCAATATTGTTTTTCCATCCGGTCATATTGGAATAGAGGGGTTTGACAAAACATTTATCGAAAAACCAGGTGGTCATTACATATACAATATCAATAATACAGGATGTGTTGCGTTAAAAGAAGCCGCTGATAGCCCTCAAGCAAAAAAAGAGGCGGAATTAATGTCGTCGCAATTTCTTGTTCGTGAAAATTTGGCTAACTATAGCTGTAAATTCGCGGGTATGTTTGATATTATAACAAAGGCGGAAGGTATTATTTTCATTTTTTCAAAATATATTAAACCTGGTATTTTAAGTTTTGCACTTATGTTGGAACAAAATGGTTATATGCGATATACCGATAAAATATCAACGGAAGGTAACATATTATTTCCTCACCCAGAATCTAATATTGAACCCCGGTGTTATTGTGGAAAAAGAAAAAGTGATGGACATCCTGTTGATCATAAATTCATTCAAGGACGATATATTTATTTGGATGGCGAAGTATCAAAAGATAAAATGCCACATCTTATAAAGGAAGTTCGAGGTAAGGGACCGAGTAAAAATCAAAATTTAGATGGAAGTCATATTAAATTTATATTGGGCTCTGCTGTTGTAGAACAAGGTGTTGATTTCTTTAATGTACGTGAAGTCCATATTATTGATCCGTGGCATCATATGAATCGTATTGAACAAGTTGTTGGTCGTGCGATTCGACGTAATTCACACGAAAGATTGGAAGAATCGAAACATAATGTTAGTGTGTATTTACATTGTGCTACGATACCCGATGTAGAATCGTCGGATGAGCGCACTTATCGAAACGCATACAATAAAGCTATAAAAATCGCAAACGTTGCGCGAATTTTGAAACAAGGAGCATTAGATTGTTTAATTAATAAAAATGCAAATCAATTAACGGTGGAACGATTCAATTATACAATGCGACCAATTATAACCAGTCAAAATGTAGCAATTAATAATAAATATTTAGGCGATTTAGATGGCGACGCAATATGCGATTATACAAAATGTACATATACATGTAGCAATGAAGATGTTCTAAAACAATATAGCACACATATTAATACTGATACATATAATGAAACATTATTGATGGAAGATTTGTCCGACGTTCGTCGATTTTTGATTCAATTGTTTGTTTTAAAAAATGCATATACGTTAAACGAAATTATCAAAGAAATGAAAAAGTTCAAACCACATATTGGCCGAAATGTATTATTAGTTGGACTGGACCACAGTATTCAAAATAAAGAGTCTATCTATGACCAATATTCGCGGGAAGGATATATCATATATCGATATCCATACTATATATTTCAACCATTTGAACTAAAGGACGAAAGTGCGTCTATTTTCACTAGAGGTATTCCACTCGCGATTCATAGTCAGGCGTCTCTTATCCAAAAACCAGTTGTTTTAGCTGATGACGAAGACCATGTGGAGGGTCGTGTTGCAGTTGATACACAATTGGTATTTATTCGCGAATTACGCGACCATTTAGAACAAATACGTCGTACATATTTGGAAATTTCTACAAAAAAAGACGAAAAGGGTAAGCGCGAAAAGGAAAGCATAAAAGGTATTTATGGTGATTTAATGTTTCCAGAAAATATTGAATTGCGTGATTTTTTTATTGGAAATTGCACAGATAAACCGTGTATATTATTTGAATTATTAGAACAATATTACGCATTTGGTGTATTAGACCGATTATCCTTTGACCAAAAATACATTGTATTAAATAATATATTAAGTAGATTTATTGAAAATGATTGTTTATTTTCAGCTGATGATGATATTTTAGAAAAATACGTATTTCGTTTTTTTGGCAATAAAGGTCCAACTGACCAACGACATATCATATTTACACGAAGTATGTTAGATAAGAGTCCCAATAAAGAAATACAACAATTGGTAGCAGCGGCTACATCTGGACTGAAAAAGCATAATAGTCAGCCTATTATGTTTAGATTATTTCGATGGAAAATGGTTAATCCTATCAAAGAAGATATATGGACCGTAGGCGATTCTGTATTTTTTTATTACAATGCTGAAACACGTGGCTTTGAAGAATATATCGCATCTGCATCGCTACAACCGTATGAGTATTTTTATGCAACGCCTGACTATGATATCGATACCAAGAAAGTATATGGATATGTTATGGATAAAGGAACGGGTGATAAGTTAAAAGCGGCTGCAGGCGCGGCTGGTAAAGTTCCAGATGTTACATTCTATTTAGCATTTAAGATCGGCCATTCAGTCAAGCGTAATATGGATGATACCGAACAAACAAAATCTAAAATATTTGGGTCAGTTTGTGGAACGGGTAATGCTGTAGGTGGACAAACAGTAGATAAAGAAGGGCTTATGAATGTCATACATTATATAACAGAACCCCCTGCGGATGAATCCAATGAGGCATATAAACAAAAACGTAATTACGATCGATTTTTAGAAGAAAAAATTAAAAACAATATAGCTCGTGTAGGAATATATCAACAACCAATCAAAGGTGGTAGTTTATGCGAGATTATCGAGTTTACTCTGCGACATCGCCAATATGTTGAACCGGGAGGGGATTGGTTTTTAAATAAGGAAGAATACGCATTTCTCATTTCAAAAATGAACCACGCTAAAAATATGAAATTACGTAAAAAATAAGCATAGTATAACTTGTAATTGTTATCTAGGATTTACTTCAAAAAGTAAACCCTAGATATCTATTTTAAACGCAATAAGTAAATTAATTTCTCAACTTCTGTTGTCATTTCATCTCGTATATTGATTAAGTCGGGATAATTACGATAATGATTGCCAATATCTTCGCGTAAAAATTTTAAAAAATAGTATAAATATTCCAAAATAGTATCATCGTTGATGGTTGGTATAGCTAATGTATAGGGCTGTAATGTCATTTGGCCGTGATGTCCCATACATGATTCCATGAACTTATCATATAAACCACTATACTGTTCCATAAATTCATCTATCGCTTTGTGACGATTGAAAAATTTTGTAGTGAAATGATACCCTTTTAACCCAACATATAAAATCATAAATTTTTCATATACCGTTTGTTGTGTGTGTCTGCGAAATTTTTTTTGAGATGTTCGAGCTGAACGGTGTCTGCTTTTCATATATTTATTTGGAAGAAAAAAAAGTATTAAGATTAGAATAAATAGCTATTAATAAATTTATTGTTCTTTCAATGTCGGGTAGAAAACACGTTTCAACAGAACTATGCATATAACGAAGAGGTATTCCTACAAATTGCCCATAAATCATTAATTTCGCATAATCCGTCAAATTGTTCCCACCATCTCCTTCCGACATTGATACTTGATATGGTATTTTACCAGCAATTGAACAAATATATCGATATACTTTATCATCATCGATGATATTCCGTGTTAAAATAGGTCCTTTACTCAATTGAACTACTGGAAATTTACTTTGATCAATCGATGGAATATCGGTAGCTATATCCGTATCTACAACAATAACCAAATCAATTGTTTTTGGACAATCGGGTTCATTTCGAAACATTTCTATAAATTTTAATCCACTTGTTTCTTCACGCCGACTTAAATGAAAAACGACATTATATTTTAGGTCAAGTTTTTTTATGTTATTTGATAAATATTTGGCAATTTCTAATAAACAATATGCGCCGACGTGATTATCTAATCCAGCCCCAACTAAATAGTTAGTATTCATTATTTTTGCTGGGCTATCAAATACAATTGCATCACCAATTGATACATATTTTGAGGCTTGTTTATACGAATTCATAAATACATCAATAATAATATTATCACTTTCATCTTGATGAATATCTAAATGTGGTGGGTAAATAGTTATGATACCCGGTATAATATGACCACTACTGGTTATTACTTTAACAGGCTTACCTGCTAAATCTTTTGGATTTGTTCCAAAACAACGTACGTATAGAAATCCGTCGTCCGTTATTTTAAAAATACGACAACTAACTTGGTCAATATGTGCGTCAAATAAAATCGTTTTTGCAGAAGGATTTGCAAGATACACAATAAATAATGAACCATTATTATGAACTACTTTTAGATTGGAACAATGTTTTTGACAAAATACATCTACAAATTCTATAAATTGTGTTTCGTAACCACTTGGACTTATCAAATTTGCTACATCTATTAATAGTGATTTATTTACTATCATTATATATATTAGGAATATATTATTCATATTCACGTGTACGCAAATCGATTACGCACACCACCATCCCACCATGAGTCTTCGTTATTATTCATCGTGTTGTCATTATTTGATGCGTTTTGTGAAGGGTCAGCTGAATTATTGTTATGTTCCATATAATTAACAATCAAATATTCAAGTTCTTGGTGTGAATTTGGAGTAATATGTTGAAATATATTATAATAATGATTATCTGCTTCTTCTTTCATCGAAACAAAACATTCATACGCAACGGATTTAACATAATGTGGATAAGGATATGAATAAACATTTTCTGGAGCATCATTCAGCGGTTTATAATTACTAATAGTTATAGGTTCATCTACAACGTTTTTTTTTATTATATTCACCCAACTCATTAGGATAATACTATACTATACTATACATAAATGGAACTATTTTTAAATATAAAAAACAATTCGAGTATGTATATTATATTATATACATGTCAAATACAAATCAACAAATTGTGATTAGCACGTTAAAACAACATATCGCTAATTATATTCGCATTGATAATCAAGTGCGCGAAATAAATACAAAATTATTAGAATTAAAAAAACAACGCGAAATAGTTGAAGAATTAGTATTAGAAACAATTCAATCGAATAAACTTGAAAAAATGAATGTATGTCTTCCCGATGGAACGTTGAATTATGTCGAAAAGGAAACACATACACCATTATCCGCTAATTTTGTACATCGTTCCATATTGCGCTATTTTACAGAATTTTACGGTGATTCATATACTACAACACAGGCACAACAACAGACAGATAAAATAATGAATTATATATTATCACATCGTGAAATGAATAAAACATATCACTTGAAACGAACAATAACAAAGTGATAGATAATTATGCGTTATTCTTAGGATGGTGGTACTAAAGCAAAATGTCCTATACTACATAATGAAGTAGATTGTTTTTGAAATCATAATTGTAATTGGATTTCAAAAACAAATTAATGTTCTAAAAAACGAACAAAACAAATAGATCAACCAGTTTATCAAGCAAAATTATTGATATATATGATATAATTCGTCCAGATATATTGGATACTAATATTGAGATCGAACAAAAAGCGACCGAGGTCATGAATGGTGATATATTATTTTGTGGAGATAGTTGGGGTTTTTTAGTATTACCTGATAAAATAACGAAAATAATAAAGTTGTTTATTGTTTAACTAAAGAATTGGATAATGGGGTGTGGATATTAGATGGTTTTAATAATAAAAAATATTTTACACAAATACAATGTTAAATATGATGAGATGTTTATGAATGCCGCAAAAGCACGACATTATCAATTTAACGACTATTTTACGAATAATTATAAGTTAGAACACCAAATACCTTACGAACTTTACAAAAATAAACGAATGGATCGTCAATTTCGATAACACAACTCATCAATTTGTTGTTTGTGATAGCACATATTTATTTCATCCTTCGTAAGTAATCCCGATTTTCCCAGATGTATATGTTGATTGACTGTTTCTAATTCATTTGGTGTTAAAAAATGATATTCGGTTTTTCCAGTTTCAGGATTATTGAAATCGTACAAACGTGTTTGTTCGTGGCTATCTTGTCCTAACATATTTTTATCATATTTACTACAAACTAAATCTAATTCGTGCGTACGCTTACATAATGTATTCAATTGGTCGTCGTTCAAAGAATTCAATACGGTGCTTTTTTTAGAACTATTTGTAGATTTGGTAGTTGGGTATAAAATATCATTTACCATACGACAATTTTCTAAATTGGCGTCGAGCTTATCGAGAGATAAATCATTAATATAATGTTTTCCATCACTCGTTCTATGATATCTATATTTTGGTAATTGAGAAGTATTGATATCCGATTCTCGAAATTTATCCTTACATTCATTATAGGCATCTATCGGTGATATTGTCATAGAACATGTTGTAGATGGTTTTGTCGAGTGTTCCTGTTTATTTGTAATAATGATATCTTCTAATTGACGACAATTATTACGTGATATTGGTAGTCGATTGACATGAATCTGATTCAAATAATGTTCTCTATGATGATTAAAACCATATGTATATTGTTTCAGTGGTTGTTTATTTCCAAGTATTCCAAATTTACCAAAACAATATTCTTTATAAATTTTCTTATACACATCAGGGTCAGTTGAGTCAATATCTGTTAGTTCTTTGACTTTCACATTTTCATCTGTTCCATCATCACTGCAAAATCGACTAATATATTTTTTTGATTGCGCTACAACAGCAGGAGAGTGTTCTACTGCTCTATCAATTTTAGATTGGGCAACCTGACATTTATATTCAGGATCCATATACACATTATGAATAATATCATAAAATTCTTTATATTCATCAGCCCCTTTTGAGTTTGCGTAATGTTCTTTCGTTGAATTTATTTTTATTTGTGGTTTATATTGGAACATAATCCTATATATAGCTGACGCACCAAATATAGCAATAAATATAATTATTGATAATAGTAATGCTATAAGAATCATACACGCATATATATGCATCTATGATTTTTATTTTATCGTTATTTTATTTCTTAGTTTCAGATTTGCTGCGACACGTGGGTTGATTGTCAGGTGTTTTTCCACCACATCCAGCACGATATTGTTCTATTATTTCTTCAATTTTACTAAGAGGTTTACATTTGACCCGCTGTTGCTTATCCATAATTTTCTCTAAATCATACACCCATTTTTTTAATGTATCTCTACTTTTTAACGCGTCATAAAATGATTTTTTTGATATATATTTATTATATACTTCGCGAAATCCTCCTTGTTCTGGTAATAATTTTGATAATAAACTAAAAAATACCATATAGCCCGAAAAATGGGATGTTTGCGCAATCGATGTTCCATTTTCGGGATAAACAAACGCAATACAATATAAAAAATTCCATCCCATAATAGATTGCTCACGTGTTTTACATGTTTCAAAAGATTCCGTTATTTCTTTATATTTACTTCGCATCTCTTTTAATGATGGGTCTGCTGTCGTTAGTAATCCCTGTTGTCGCAATTTATCACTGACCATATTATGGATTCGATAGAGCCATTCAAATATACGACCCGTTTTTAAAAAAGGTCGAATAGGTAATCGTTCGATATATTCCGTATAACTATCACGACAATAGATACACGGAAGCACATTTTGTATATTTGTAAAGAATAATTCATATTCATTTATTAGTTGTGGTTTATATATATACGCAATGGAATGTAATAGTATCCACGCGGGTGGTCCCCAAAATCGCGTGTCCATATATGTATTATAATATATATTTACACTTTTTATTTTAACATCGGTTCTATAATGTATTCAAAACGTTGTAAGAATTCAACCAAAAGATAATCTAAACGCACAAATCGACAGTTTACTATTTCAAATTATATGGTAGGATAAGGTTTTATATGTTATGGTGAATGCATGAAAAATGTATTATTATGCAAAATAGGATGATCAAGAAAATTTCAAATATTATTTGGAATATAAAGACGATATTACAAATAATGAATAAATCTACAATCCATCTAAATCCAGATTTATCACCTGACAAATTAGAATGTATCCAACCAAATGGATAAAGAGATGGGATTAAAAATGTATTGTGTCATTATACAAAATTATAGGACGCCTCCTAGAGGTGTCAAAACGCTATAAGGGTTAAAATAAAATATTTTTGATTTTATAATTTTAGTAATAACGTAATAAGCTTTCATTGATTCTTGTAGATAACCAAATTTAACGTAATGCTTTCAATTCATACCGGAATCGAAACTATAAAAAAATATAGACCTGTTATACTTTATGAAAATAATGAACTTTACGGTAGATATTTATATGATAATGTATGTAAATCATATCCAAATTATAAAGAAGAAAGTGTATTTGATATTAAAAAATATTGTATGGAACAGTTAAATTATTCAACTTTTATTGATAAATTTAATGGTGGAATTGATACTCTTTTAATTCCATAATTTATTTATTAATAAATACACATTTTGAATGGCCAAGATGTAAAAGCAATCTATGTATAAAATTGTAATTTTCGAGTATTGATTTTGGTTGCTACCATAATGATATGAATAACTGGATTGTTCTGCGTGCCGACCTTTTGAAAATATAAAGTTTTCAGAACCTTGTGCGTCACAATGAATATAACCAATATCATCTAAATTCATATTATCTATTGTTGTTAACTTAATATTTTCACCATCATTTCCTAATCCAATGCCACCAAAATTACAATTTAAGTTATTTTCTTCATTATATCTTTTTTCGACTACACCGCCACCACCATCTAAATCAATACTATTCATTTTTCCATTTCCTTCAAAACAAAATACGCCTAAATTATTTGGTATAATTTTATTTTGTAAATTATTTTGTTCTATATTTTTAACTAACAAATTATACATATTTTGTTGTGGTTCATAAACATATAATCTTTGTTTATTATTTAAAAATGAAGAATAAACAATAGATGAAGTCCCACAATGTCCACCTATTTCTAAATATTACGATTCGTATTTATATATTTACACAACTGTAATAACGTATCAATATCCCAATATCTGCCATTTTTATATACGCCTCGAATATAAACATCATTTTTATAGAGTGTAATTAAACCATAATTTGTATTATATGTTTCCATTATTATATTGTATACGTTTATAATTTTATATATTTATGCATCTGTTTTGGTATTGATATTATAATAACAAGATAGATGTAATTCGACGATCGATAAATAATGAAATAAAAATGAGTGTTTTGAAGCAATTCTGTGCTTTAGCAACGACTCCAGTAGTCGTCAAACCACTATAAGGGTTAATTTATATTATAACATCCAAAATGATAGTAATCATCACACAAGTACAATGGATGAACGTTTGTTCGAGATTCTTCAAACGATGGTGATTTAGTTGAAACGAGAGGTCCCCTTCGTGAAAATACTATTACGTAATATAATATTTTATATTTAACACTTACATCGTCGTGTATCTTCACGGAGGAATTCCTAAATAAATAACCTTTATAAATATTAGATTTTTATATATCTGACGCTGTAAGGGTTAAGGATGGATCCGCAGTAGTTATCAATCCCTGTTGTCGCAATTTATCATTGACTATATATAATATATTTGCATGTAAATAAATATTATTCTTATTGTATAATATAACAATGATTTCAAAACGTCGTAAAAATAAAACAATACGGAAAAATCAAAAAAAACGTTCGAATCGCGGCCGACGCTTACATCGAATGAAAATGGAGGGTGGATTAATTCTTAATGAAAAGATTCCCTTGTCCTATTTTAATGGAATTGAGAATGTAACACCGACTAAACGGAATAATGACGACAAAATTCCTATAAAAATCTGTTATATACTTAAAAAGCAATTAGACGATAGAAAATCAAAATTAATAGAATTTAAAGGTCTCTATGACACACATTTATATAAAATGAAAACAAAAATTTATAACCATGAATATTTTAATTATTATATTATTAAAAATATACAAGAAAAAACTTCTCTTGTATTTTATTCATATTCATATATATATGGTAATACTGAATCTTTAGAACAACATCTTACCCCAATCTTACCTATTATAGAAGAATATGTAGTTGCCGGATTTACGTTAGAACAATTATTACGGGCAGAATTAGAATATATTACAATAGACGCAATATTACTTGTAAAAGTGCCGAATATAACCAAAATAGTTAATGCCAATAAATCAGATGAAAAAATTAAACGTGAAAACGCAATTATGGAAATTATAGATAATGTACGTAGTGATGGATATGATGATGCAAGATTACAAGAAATAGGCATGATGCCATCAGTAAAAGAATGGACAGAAGAAAATAATCAAGTATTAAGAAATAGTATTAAAAACGACATTTTTGATACTTTAAGAAAAGATATTGAACCGCATATATCACCAGCACAATTCATAAAAATGGGATTTTCAAAAGAATATTTAGCCGATAAAGGAATTACAGAAATTGCGGATGATTTGTCTGACAAAATTAATACTTATACATTAAATGATTTAAAAACCTATGGTCGTTTATCAATTACTGAATTAAAAGATGCCGGATTTACTGAATCAGAATACGCTGTGAAATTAAAACAGGTTGGATTTACAGCTAAGGATTTTAAAAAAGCTAAATATAATCTTAAACAATTAATAGATTTGAAATTTACAAAAGATGATTTAAGCAAAGATAAAGGAATTCCGTTTGACGATATTGATTTTCAGGTTACAGATGGATTAAACGCTAATACACTAAACGTATACGGATTTGACGCAGAACGTATATTTAATATCAAAATAAATAGTCACGAATATATATATGTTTTTGAACCAAAAATACCTCATATTATAGATATAAATAAATACCTTACATCTATTGGTGTTAGCGCACCTGATTTATATAATGTTAATAAAGATTTTGTAAAATCAAACCATCCATCTCAATTTAGTGAAAGGTTATTATTATCAATATTAATCCTCTCCGGATTTACATATAATGTTATACGCAACGAGATCCATGCATTTAATAACATTATTCGAGAGTCAATTCAACATATATTCGACTCATATATGATGTATGAATATATTTCTAAAACAAACCCTCGTATAACATTACACAATATAGGATTTTCAGCAAGTCAGTTAAAAAATATAGGATATTCAGCAAGTCAGTTAAAAATGGGTGGATTTACAGCAAGGGAATTGCTAGATGCCAAATTTACAGCAAGTGAATTAATTACTGGACAATTTGACATAAAAGACTTAAAAGATGCCGACCTTAAAGCAATTAAGTTAAAACAGGATGGATTTTCAGCAAAAGAGTTAAACGTGAAGGGTGGATTTTCAGCAAGGGAATTGCTAGATGCCGGATTTACAGCAAGGGAATTAATTACTGGAAAATTTGACATAAAAGACTTAATGGCAGCCGGATTAACACTACTAGAGTTAAAAGATGCCGGATTAACAGCAAGGGAGTTAAGAAAGGGTGGATTTTCCTTACTAGATTTAATCAAGTTAAGACAAATACAAGAGGGTGTGGATGGGTATGCAACTAGAACCACAAACACAACGGGTTATACATTAAAAGAATTACAAGAAGCTGAGTATGACTTACTAACAAACACCGATTATGATCTAAATTATATTTTTAAAAATGCAAAGTACACATATGGAGAAATAAAGGATGCACATGCATATTACAAAAAATTAAATGATGATCAAAAGATTCAGTCTGGTCCGGCCAGATATAAAATGAACGACGAAAAACTGCAAAACATATATACGATTTTACAAACTGATAAAAATAAAGGGTGTCAAAGAACAGACGCGATTTTTTTGAAATGGGGACAAGAAACACCACTTAATTGTGTATACAACAAATAAACGGCCGCCCTAAAATAAGTTGAAATTAAAAATACATATGTTTCGAAATTTTGTCGATTTGTGTAATTAACCCTTACAGCGCCATGCTTAAGCACATATTTATAATATTTATATAAATATTATATTATCTTATTTACAAGCGATAAATAAGATAATATTTATAAATGTGCGTTATTTAGGTAGTTATTCCTGTAGGTTGCATAACACACTGTAAGGGTTAAATAATGTATTGAATAAATTAAAAGTATTATATGATGTATAAAAATGTAAAGAATCTTTGAAGAAATATCCGAAAAAGATATATTCAACGATATGTCCAAAAATATATGTAATATTGATAGATGAAAAGAAGGGCTTGAACGTGAACTTGAAATTTTACACTACTGAGATATTTACCTAATATACTATACTATAAAGAACATCAGTTCTTATCCATTACGATATAATCGTATATGATTTATATGATTTTATAAAGTTTTTGTTTGTTAGTCGGTGTGTAATTATAGGTTGTTATCTTCGATTTGCTTTAGTATACGTTAGTAATATTATTTTAATTATTTATTGATGTACAATAAAATCTTATTCTTATTGTATAATAATATAATCAATGATTTCAAAACGTCGTAAAACTAAAACGATGCGGAAAAATCAAAAAAAGCGTTCAAACCGTGTTAGACGCTTACATCGAATGAAAATGTATGGTGGGGCATTTCCAGAAGATTCCATTCCCTTAACCAAATTTAAGGACTCCGATACACGCAAACACTTCACATCATTATCGTGTACTATAACACCTGTAACATTAAAAAATAGGATAGAATATTTACAAAAATATAAAGACGAGTTAGATAAGTCATTAAACAAAGGCAAAAGTAATGAAAAGCAGTATACTCCTGAATTTTTTAACGAAGGTGTTCTTAAAAGGATAAAAGAAGAAAATATTCGTATGTTTCAAAGATACTCTCCTCAATATTCATATGACCAATATTTTGAGTATGTGCATCCAGCGTTCATCTTACCTATTTTAAACGAATATTTAGCTGCTGGATTTACGCCAGAAGAACTATTACGGGCAGAATTAGACGATATAACAATAACTGCTATATTAAACGAAATAGTACCGAATATAGACACTAGTAGTGAATTAAAAAATGGAAACCAAAGTAAATCAATGAGGGCGAAGATATCGGTGTATGGATATAATTATGCGTTCTTAGTATCGGCAGGAATACCCGATCTAGTATTAAATGAGACCGTTCTCTGGACTGAAGAACATAATACTTTATTAAAACAAAAAATCAGAGACACAATTTTAACAGCTTTAATAAAAGCTACAATATCAAAACCAGCACAATTAATAAATTTGGGATTTTCATTAGAAGAATTAAACGCTAAGGATATCGGATATGATTTATCCAAATTAAAAGATGTGTCAATCAAGAAATTATTAGATGCCGGATTTTTATTAGACGAATTAAAAGCTAAAGAATTTACAGCTAAGGATTTTAGGGATAATGGATATAATTTAAAACAATTAATAGAATCGAAATTTACTATGGAGAACATAATAACCGATAAAATTACGTTTAGCGATGATGATTTTCTGGTCAATGGTGATTTAGACGCTGAAGTGTTTAGACAAGCAGGATTTACATTAGAAAATATATACAATCTTAAACTTGGTACTTCTAATAAACCGGAGAAGGGTGTTCACCCTTTAATATTTAAAGTAAATATCATAAAATACCTAAAATCGATTGGTTTTACAGCACAGGAATTTAAAGACAGTGGTATATTTAGCGAGAATGTGATAGATTATTTAATATTAGCTGGATTTAATTATGCCGAAATACAAATCGTTAGACCAGTCATCGAAAATGATGAAATTTATAAAGCACTGCGAAAGATTGTAGGCCCAAGCTCAGTACTAAAAGAATTTCAAAATTGTCCCAATCTAAAATTTTCATATGAAGATTTAAAAAAAATAGGTTTTTTACCAATGGAAATATCAACTATGAATGGTGATAATTTGAAGAAATCAGAATTACCAAATATTAAAAGCGCTGGATTTACAGTATTAGATTTTCAAATGGAACCTATTGAAAATTTGATTTTGATAAGGAATAAGGGGGACGGGGATACATTTGATGAAACCCAATTTAAATCAGAAAAGGTACGCAACGTACCAATGGAATATACAAAAAAATATTTTAAACCATTAGATATGAATCATGCAGGATTTAAATTACAGGATTTAATACGTACACAAGAACTAATAGATGCAAATAAAAGGTTTACACAATTGGGATTAGGATATGATTATAGACTGGAATATGATTTAAAAGACTTAATGGTAACTTATATACGTGAATTTATAGATCCAAATCCCCCCGCATGTAATATTGCCAAAATTTTCGAAACAGGCTTATATACATATGGTGAAATAAGACAAGTTGTAGAAGCATATGAGGGAAAGGGTGACTGGTATAAAACAAATATTAAAATAAAAAATGCCATAGATAGAATTAAAGACACGGGTTCATATGAAACAAACTTGAATTCAATAAAGAAACTTTTAACCAATATGAAAGATGAAATAATTACTGACAACACCAGTAAACAAGTACCGATGTGTGAAAGGAAATGGGGGATGAGTGGTTTATTAGGCAGCAATGGAACAACGGATGATAATTGTAAATATAAAAAAAAGCCTACTGTACCGGTTGCCGCTAATTAAACCGTTATTGCGTATATTTTAATATATTCATATAAAATCATTAATTTCATTATTAACAAGTAACAAATAATGAAATTAATTTTAACCCTTATATTGACAGACCTATTTCTATACTAAATTACCCTATAATTTTAATGTATTATGTGCTTTAGCAACATCTGGTAGGGTTTAGAAAATTATATATGTCTAAAGCTTTAACCGTAATCAGCGTTGCCTTTGGCACATATATTTTGTTATTTATATGTGTGCCAAAGGCATAAAGCAAATTGACAAGCAATGAATAACATAATATTTATAAATTGTGTGATTTCAAAATACTATAAGGGTTATGAATGAATGAATGAATATCTATTATTCGCTTCACATTTTACATCAAACGATACCGGAGTTGTATTAGATGAATTAAAATTTCTCGGGTTTTCAGCAGGTGAATTAAACGATGCCAAATTTAAACCAAAAGATGTAATAAATGCTGGATTTTCAGTAAGTGAATTAAAAGGGATTTGGTTTTCAGCAAAAGATGTAATAAATGCTGAGTTTCTAATACCTGCGTTAAAAGATGCCGGATATACATTAAAGAATTTGGTAACTCTAAAAGACATTTGTTCGATTCCATTTACTTTAAACGACGTAGACAAAGGTTATACCTTAATAAACGACGAGTATGACCTAGATTAGATTTTTAAATCCGGAAAATATGCATATGGTGATATAAATAAGTTGTATAAAAAATTACAAGACGATGACGCAAAAGTAAACGGTGAAAATACTAATAAATTAAAAACTATAAAGGCTAAGTTTAAAAAGTCTTCTAAAGAAAAATGTTAATATATACAAGAAATTATTATTGGCAAACATCATTGTGACTATTGCACGTACAAAGAATCATCAAAGCCCTTACAAAGAAAATTGTGATGAACCACCCCCAAAATTGTACAATACGTAATATTCACAGCACATACATTTTTACACATGTATTGTTATAATATAGTATATAATATTTTTATTATATATACTATATTATATCTATGTCATCAACATCGTATAAAATAATAAAACTAGATAACGGCCTACCCGTCATATATTTAGAAATGCCAAATACGGAAATTATCAATGTTTCGATAACGATTCGTGTAGGTTCTATCAATGAACCGGACAATGTTCAAGGAATTAGTCATATATTGGAACATATGTTATTCAAACAAAATAAAAAATATCCATCCAAATTAAAACTTTACCAAGCATTGGATGAACTGGGTGCCAATTATAACGCATTTACATCACACAATGTAACATGTTTCTATATTAAAACGCACACGTCCTTCTATGAAAAAGTTGTTGAAATATTTTCAAGTATGATATTAGAACCCCGCTTTAATGAAAAGGAATATACGCTGGAAAAAGATGTTATTATTGAAGAAATACGCGCAACATATGATGAACCATCTGATGTATCCAGTATGACATTGTATAAACACGTATTTAAGGGTACACCTTTAGAAAAACCTATTGCTGGAACAATTTCATCCGTGAAAGCGGTATCTATCCATGATATCAAACACCATATGAAATGTTTCTACAAAATTGATAATATGGTTCTATCGATTGCCGGTAAATTACCTCATCATTTCATAAATGTGCTAAATAAAAGCGCATTTGCTTCATCGAGTTTAATTCCTTCAAAAGAGATTCGGTTTAACCCTTTGCCGAAAGAAATGCGTTTTAAACAAACAGGACCACATGTGCATATTGTTCATCTTGCTGTAAATCAACAATTATGCTTACAGATTGGATTTCCAACTGAAGAAGGAATGTTTCATCAAAACCGGTTTGTATATGGTATAATAAAACTTATATTGGCCCGGTCGATGAGTAGCCGGTTATTTATGCGCTTACGAGAAAAAGAGGGTCTCGTGTATGGAGTTAGTTCTGATATTGCCCGATATGAATCGTGTGGTATATTCACCATAAACACAACATTTAAAAAAAAACATTATATTCCGGTATTAACCGCAATTTTAGACGAATTACAATTATTAATGAATCATACCATATCGCACACAGAATTAAATGTATGGAAAAACTATAATAAAAGCGTAACTGGTATGGCGAATGAAAAATCAGGGTATTTATCGAACTATTATGCTAATCAATATATGTTTTATGGAAAAGACAATATTATTACCCACACACAATACATAGACATTATATCTAAAATAACACCCGAACAAGTTCGCGATATATCTTATAGATTATTTCAAAGAACAAATATGCACATTGTATTAGTAGGTGATGTCGATAAATCAAAACTAAAAATAAAAACGCAAATTGAGGAGTTGCTTTTGTAATAAGAATATAAATCTAAGTATTTATGATATATATAATATATATAATATATATCATAAATGTTTGCGTTATTATTGACACTTTCGAAAATATACGATATTGTTGCAGGTGATTGTTCTGTATCCTACCCAACGTATCCATCCACTACCGATTATTTTAAAATTTTATGTTATTAATTTATTATCATTGTTATAATTTACCAGGGTATCCCTTGACCCATCGTATATTTGCTGTTCCATTCCCAGACGATTCATCGTAGTTGGAAACATCAAGTGAACCTACCAGTTTTTCAGGTGAGCTAACTAAATATAAATTATAAGTAGAACCGACAAATAATTGTATTGGTTTTTCACCAATGATAACTTCAATGATAGGCAGTGTCCTACCTACATCGTATGGTTCATATGTTATAGTATTGTATGTGTTATCTGGACGACTGCCTTTTTCAATTTGTGGAATATTGGGGTATTTCATTGCTTCATATGTAGTTATTGTTTTTGATTGTGTATCATAATATTCAATCAAGAACCATTGTTGTGTTGTATGATAATATAATAATTTGACAGGAAATTCTCGATGAAATGCACGACTATATCGTGACGAACTAACAAGTTCAATAAAGTCATCCGTATCTTCATCTGTTGCGTCGTCTTCGCGATAATTTGAAATAGCAACAATATTTACATTATCTCGTTTTTCAGTACATTCGATGACCTTTTCAATATCGATATCGGGTGCATCTTGACACATTGTTTGAATAGGTTGAATCAGTCTTACCATAGGCAAATAATGATTTTCTACAAAAAGAAATGGAACATCGGCAAACTTTAACATAATAAATTCATCTTCTGTGTCAGGAAATAATTGGCGCATAATAGCTTGATGAAGTAGATTTCTATCGGTTATTATTATTTTAGTTGGTGTGGCAATATTATCACGAAATTTCTTTTTCTCAGCTGGTTTCATTCCATGTGAAATTAATCGAACATATTCTGTTATAATACCGGTTTCCAACTCCCCTGAAATATATCCCGGTTTAACATATTCGTGAATAACATCTACAATAGTTGGCATATTATATTATAAACTATTTATATTTTCTATGTCTTTACATAAATTGTGTATTATTTATAACAAATGTATTGATTGCTTGCATTTTTGTATTATTGGTCAATTCCTTTTGTTTATTTTTATACCGTAAATAGAGAAAGATAGCGATTAACACGAAGAAAATAAACATAACAACATAAATAACTGTATCTCGATTATATGTATCAAAAAATCCAAATATTCCGTTTATACCTTTGGGTTTAGGTGCCGTTTCGAATGCTTGTGTGATTTTCATTAATTCAACATTATCAACTAAACTTGGCATTGTTATATTTGACATTTTGTGAATGATATATTATAATAAAATTTAAAATAGATATAAAATAAATTTAGTTATAATATAATGTTATTACTTATTTATAGTGCCATAACAGGTATGCTTACACCGATTATTCTTTTTATAGCACCATACATTTTTGAGTATTTTAGTATAACAGAACTCCCTATTCCAATTGATTTAGTTGTATATGCTATTATAACCGTTATATTAACAGGACTAGTCTATTTGTTTCATACACAAAATACGAAAACAAGTTGCGACCCTCCACAAACAAATCCAAAAGCAGCGCTTCTCACATCTGTCAATGCTTTTATTATCATTGGATTGTTTTTTATGGCACTTGATTATTTTCCATCCATACTACAACCATTTTATTTACTATTTAATACTGAGAACGAATTGATGGGAATTCTTGCGAAGAGTATTATGGTGTTTATGGTCGTATTTTTAATATTATTTAACGCTAGTTTTACATCGATTAAAGAAACATGTAAGCCACGTATTGATATACTTAAGGGCGTATATTCTACAGAAGAAAAGAAATTAGTCAATCCCAATGATGTATCCGAAAAGGGGACAGAAACAGCCTTCGATTGGGCAGCATTAGTTGGAATGAATATTGATGCAGCAATAACAAAAATAAAATCAACAAATACAAAATTAGAAATACTGAAACTAGCACAAGGAACACCATTACCTGAAGGTCCAAAGAATGAAAATCGTGTAGTTGTATTTTATGGAACGGATGACCGTGTATCCAAGAAACCCATATTTGGTTAATCATCCTTAATACGATACAATCCAAATTGAATAAGGTCTTGATTCATATCCAGCACGGCATTATTCATTTTTTTTGTTGTTAGTAATTCTAATAGTTCAACTGTCACGAAATGTTTCTTTTCAGGTGGTATAATATTATTAGACAAAAGCAAATCTACAAACTGGGTTATTTTTGTTCTCTTAATAGGTAATGTCATTTTTGACCATGGTTTCACGATTGGTTGCGGTTGTGGTGGGCTAGGACCAAATTCAATATTGACAACATCGATAACTTCAGTGGATGGTTCACCTAAACTATAGCTGCCGAGTTTGATGATATTATTTTCAGCATTTAATACCATATTTTTATTATTTATTTTTTTATTTTCCAACATCATGAATAATTCATCAGAAACCGACTTCTTTGATTCAATTGGAACAATACCGGTCAATACAAGCGTTTCTATGAATTGAGTTATTTTTTTACGTTTTGTGAATGAATCGAGACGTACCCACGGTTTTGCATCCATCATTCTATCAATATCATCTTTAAGCTTTGATTCATCTTGCATATAAATTGCCTGAGTATTTCCTGTGCGAATACGCTCATTTTTCAAATCGCGATAATATTGTATAATAGATACACTATCAATTCGATTTTGCAGTATTTTCATATCCATGGATACTTTATCGTGATTCTGAACCGGTGCTGTAGCAGCTGTAGCAGCTGTAGCAGCTGTAGCAACAACTGGTATCGGTTGAACCTTACCTATATATTGTTGAATGTCATCCATAATAGATGACGTTTTTTTAGCCATAGTATCGTGTTTCTGTCTGATGTTATACGTTATTATTACATGTCATCAACTTTTTATACATAAACAATAAATTATGGTATATAAAAAATTGATGATATATAACAATAATTCTACGCATTCAGCGCAATATACATAGAAAATGATTGTTAGTTTCGAAGGCGGTATCGGTAGTGGAAAAAGCACTGTTATGGAGAAGGTTCGCCAACATTTCGAAGAAAATGTTGATAAAAAAAAGTGCATTATAACGGAAGATGTCGATATATGGAAAAATGAGGGCTGGTTGGATTTATACTACAAGGATACACAACGGTATGCGTTGGGATTTCAATTGCGTGTATTAATGTCCCAACACGCCATGTATTCGAAAATGAATATGAATCATACGAATATTGTCGAACGATGTCCTCTAACAAACTACCACGTATTTGGAAAAATGCTATTAAATGACGGGGCACTTCATCCATTGGAGTATGAGTTATGTGATACGATTCGTTCATCATTTACGTGGAAACCCGATAGAGTTATTTACTTGAAAGCTTCCGCGGAAACGTGTATGCAGCGGATTCTACGTCGGTCGCGCGATGGAGAAGGGTCCATAACAATGAGTTATTTAAAAAATATGAATACCACATACGATGACTACATTTTTAACGTATTACCGAAAGTGTATGGTATATCCCCCATCATCATTGATGCTGAGAACGACATTGATACTGTATGTCAAGACATTATTAACGTTCTACCGTGATTGAAATGATTACAACTATGTGTTTATTTCTTTTTCGCCTTACCCACTGTGCCTTTCAATGTCAGTGGTGCTCCGGCCAAATTCGCGTTATATTCCGCGTAATATTTATCACACTCCGCTGACAATTCATCCAATTCATCACGCCAGATACTATCAATACTTCTCGACATCAATAGGTCATATTCCGCCTGCTTTTTATCCAATTTTGCTTTAAGTTCGTCCAATTTATCTTGTGTCATTGAATAGATGGGCATTTGAACCAGGTAATCATAACTGGTCTCTTTGCCAACCGTTGATGCCAATTTCGCAAATTGACGGGATTCCAGTATTGATTCTACACCCGCCTTTGTTTGACCACGCAAATCAATATCGCCAACAACTATATCGTGAATAAACCGGTATTTCTCTTTCAAGATGTTCAATTCATTCACTAATGCCCCGATTTGGTAATCTTTGCGTTTTTGATAATATTCAAGGCGAATTGCGAAGAAGTCGTTAATGATATCGTAGGGAGAAGCATATTTATACATTTTGATAGAATTGTCATAGAGGTACATATTTGTCGTGCTACTATTGCTGCTATCGACCAACTTGAATGCCTTTTCTAATTCATCCGGTGTGTAGCGCAATTCGTCCATTTTATCACTTGTCAGTTTCACATTAAAGTAAATGACTGTATCGCTGCATTGCTCCGTATAACTCTTGATGAATTGCTTTTTATTCGGGTTCGCTTTATCGATAATATGTTCTTCTAGAAACTGCTTGTATTTTTCAGTCCATGTTCCAATTGGCAATTCAGTTATTTCAACAGTCGTATCATCTACAATGCGATATACACCTTTATTCACATATCCGGCTTCAATTGTTCCTACAACACTACCTTTGAATCCACAATACCACGGTTTTATTTCCGTGAAATGTTTTCCATCAAGTTTATTGCGAATTTGCTGGATGATATCTTTCGGATGATGGGGTGGAACATCGCTTGAATATCCCGTTCCAATTCCACGGGTTCCGTTGACCAACACCATAGGAATGATCGGCATATAGAAATTGGGTTCGATGGAAAAGCCATCATCATCCAAGTAGGACATAACGGGAAAATCTTCCTCGCGATAGATGAATTTCGTTATGGGTGTCAAATTGGTAAAGATATACCTGGCACTAGCAGCATCTTGCCCACCCATAATGCGACTACCAAAAGCACCGGATGGAACAAGAAGTGAAACATTGTTAGCACCAACATAATTTTGCGCCATACTCACAATCGTTGATTGCATACTAACTTCCCCGTGATGGTAAGCGGCGTGTTCGCTAACATACCCGGCGAATTGAGCAACTTTGATTTCATTTGTTAGACGGCGCTTGAATGCTGCGAACAAAATTTTACGCTGCGATGGTTTAAGACCGTCGCACATATTCGCAATACTGCGCGTGTTGTCATAATAGGAGAAATGAATGAGTTCCTTATTGATGAAATCATCAATTTTAACATCCGTTTTCGTATAATCAAGTGTGTCGCTGACGTCATATCCTTCAAGCCATTTCTTCCTATCGTCTGCGCGCTTCTTATTGAATGCCATATCAAGACTATTATCACTTTCATTCGTCCAGACGTAATTTACCATCTTCAATTCTCGAAAATAGTCCTTGAATTCATTCGCACTACTTGTTCCCAACCCTTTATAATATTTAATCGTATATGTATGTGAATCGGGCGTAGTATCTTTCCACGTCTTATAATCACTCAAGTTATAAAAACTACGATGATTCGCGCCCTTGTAAACTTTGATAATAGGTGTTAGCATCGAAACAATGAATCCCGTTTTCAATAAACTTGTCCAAAAACTATGAAACATATTCATTAAAAGACCCTTGATATGACTACCATCCACATCCGAATCGCAGAGAATCATAATCTTGCCATATCGCAGGTCCTCGCGACTTATGTCAAGACTATAATCTACACCCGTTTTAAGACCAATGATCTTCTTGACAGCCGAAATTTCAGCATTATTGTTGATTTTCTCCTGGTCGGTATCCTTGACATTTAGCGGCTTCCCACGCAATGGAAATACACCGTAAAAATCACGCTTGTCTTGTCCTAATCCCGAAATAACGGATGTCTTTGCAGAATCCCCTTCCGTTAAAATAAGCGTACATTTGAAACTATCCTTTGTTCCTGCTTTGATTGCGTCATATAGTTTAGGGAGACCGCGAATGATATTCTGTTTTTTTCCGTCAGTTTTTTGAAAATCTTTCGTATTCTTGCTTTCAAGTGAGCTCATAATTCGCTCCATAATACCCGTTTTGGCGATTTTATCGATCATTTTATCATCGATTGTCGCCGAGCTACCGAATTTGCTAACCGGGCTCGTCAATGTTTCTTTCGTTTGGCTATCGAATACCGGATTTGCGATAACCGCCTTGACAAATACATACAACTCATTGCGAATGGTGGCAGGTTTAACTTGAACCTTTTTCTTCTTCTTGATATATTCTACGAGACCATCGCGAATTTGACCGACAATATATTCGACGTGCTTTCCACCACGAATCGTATTGATTCCATTGACGAAACTAACTTGTTCGAAATTGGAAGTTTCATTATAGGATACGACTACATCCCATCGGTTATTGATGGATAAATATACACGCGGATGCTCCGTCTTATCTCCAAGATACAAATCGGCATACCGCTCGAAACATTTCACATCTATCTTTGTTCCGTTTAAGTAGACCGCTACCGCTTTATCGGTCCATGCTGCACAATCATATACGCGTTTTTCAATGACAAGATTCATATCATCCGTTAATCCTGTCAATCCAAATCGCGCATAATCAGGAATGAAACTAATACGTGTATATGGCTTGCTACTATATGTTGTAATTTTGGGTTCCGTCTTTTCCATCATATTGTTTCGAAACGTTTGTGTATATTTCAAGTTTCGTGATTTATCGATGGTTTCAATATTAAACTCTTTTGAGAAAATATTCGCTAATTTTGCTCCATATCCATTTTGCCCACCGACGATTTTTTCTTCCGTATCGTCATAATTGGTTCCAGTCAATAAATGACCGAAAATAAGTTCAGGGGCATACATATCGTGTCCATCTACTTTGACGATATGAATACCGTCGCCGTCATTATACATGGATATCATACCCGTTTCTTTATCTACATCAACTTTGATGGTACTGACAGGAAATATAGTTGAATCGCCTTCACTTTTCTTCGCAGCAAGCCGACTCCAATGGTCCGTCATATTTACAATCAACTCATCTACGAGTTTATATAGACCCGGTATAAATTCAATAGGTTTGCGCACAATTTTTACATTGGAAACATCAGGATTGCTTTTATCTAATACAAAAGCGTCCTCTTGTGTTTTTTCAATAGACCCGATATACGTGCTTGGGCGCTTCAATACATGCTCCAAATGACTCAACTTTTGATACAATTTCTGATCCTTTGAATCTTGGATTGTCGCAACGTCTTTGACTTTAGGTGGCATTGTGGTATAGATTATAATATGAGTTTGTTTTTATCTTTATATCAATTTTTTATGGTTCCGTAATTTGTGCTATACTTTAATTCTAATTAACCCTTACAGCGTCAGACATATTTCTTGTTTTTTGCTTTAGCATATAAAAAACAAATATTTTCTTATGTAATCAAGCGATAAATATGCTAAAGCAAAAATATCCGTATCATGTTTGATTGTAAGGAATCCTATGACACCTGTTGATCGAAAGACCATGTCAAAACGCTGTAAGGGTTAATAATATTCTTATAGTATAATATATAATAAATATGAATGCTGATTTTGTTCAATTGAAAAAAGGAATTATTGCTTCGACATCAATAGATGGACTGTATGAAAAGTACAAGGAAATAAAGGATGAACTTATAAAATTAGAAACTAGTTATGGTCCATATAATGAGTTGAATAAAACAAATGATGAAATGAAACAATTAGAAATACAACTTAACGATTTTAAAAAAAGTAAACCTACATTTGCCCAACTATTGATCACATTTCGTATACACAATGACGACGCAGCATTTATAGAATATACTGAGAAACAGGAAAGGTATGATGAGTTAAACCTAAAAAAGGACGCACTTGAAAAATATATCGAAGATTATATCAAAAAGCTTCCTGATTATGTTGATGTTGTTAGATTAACATCATTAATAAAAGAATCAAAAATGAAATTATATGAGCTAAATGTAAAATTGATGAATGTAATAAATGTAGGAGAACATAGTTGTATGATTTTTCTAAAAGATAATAGTCGATTTATAGTTAATTTTGACACTATAACGTATTTAAACGAAACGCAATATATAGATAATGATTTATATAATAGAATGATTGATGTGGAAGAAGAAACATCAGCCAACTGTATAAAATCAACAGGTAATCAATTAATACCCTCCTTTTTTATTATTGAATCCGGTCAATTAAATATTATTATAAAAGACGCATGTTCAACAAACGATGTACCTATTAAATTGGATAAGTATTTATTAACCGAAAATATATTTAAAATGTTATTGATTGAATACAATTGTATTAATGCAGGAGTTCAATATAGTAATATATCATTGGTATATAATCTGGGTATACCTAGTAATTTAAGTATAAATTATCATTTAAACTATTTAGATCGTACGAATTCTGATTCGTTAAATTATATGTTTGTAGTAAAAACGATTAGTCAAGGAAATCATCATACATTCGGTTGGATTTTAGAAACAAATAGACATGATAAACATGATGAATATGAAAAAAAAGTGCTTATATTTTTTAAAATAATAGATGGTGTGTTATATACATTGAATACATCAACGCTGAATAAATATAAATACAGTATTAATGATACATCGTTTTCGATAATAAGACAAGAACCAACCAAAGATACTGAAACGGGTAAGACAACATACGTTAATGTTCAAGTCATAACTATTATAGATGGTAAAATACAATTATATAATATTCCAGATTTTAATAATAAAACATTACAAAATGAACATATACTGGCGAGTAGTTCTTTTAGTGATGAACATACTATTGGCAAAATACAAATCTATGAAATAAATGGTAGAGTAGACCATAAGAAATGTTGTATAGACGCAACTCCTAAACTATTCAAATCAGTTAACGAGTTTAAAATTACAGAAGAGACAATAAAAGACATATTACACAAAGTAACACACACTGACGAAACAACTACTGAATTTAAATTCGACTGTTCAGTACCAGTCCATTGTCCAATCCATAATCCATATTTTTGTCCAGAA